AAAAGTTTTTCCATGCAGTTGGTTCACCACCACTAAAGAAAAACTTAAAGTATTTGTAACCTTTGGTTTCGTATTTGGCAATAATCTTTTCTAAGTTTTCCAAATACAATTCTAAATTATCGTCGTTGCGATTGGCTCCGCCCCAGTTCCCCGGATTACAATAGCTACATTTGTAATTGCAGAAATTATTAACTTGCCATGTAACTGCTAGGTAAGGCTCAGGTGCCTCAATCGCAATTAACTTTCTGCCCATTCATATACCTCTTTAAGTTCAGGAATAGTTTTTAACATATCCTCTGCACGATATCCGTCAAGTTCTTCGTTATATTTCTTAAATTCTAAGATAGCTTCTTTGTTTTCTCCGCCAACATCTAGTGCATACTTAATCATGCGGAACCCATTAAAACTTCTCTTGTCGTATTTCATTTGATATTCGTAATAGATATCAGATAACTTTTTCTTAACGTGTTCTGGTAAAACTTTAATATCCATATACCAAGGGCCTGTGCATAGATTAAACCTAGGACCGTCATACCAACGAGGTCCTTCTATGTCAATGAATCCTTCTTCGACTAACCAATCAAAGAATTTAGGGAACTGGAATACATTGTAGATACTGATAGTTGGAGTGATTTGAAATTGTGCGTGTGGCACTAATTCCCTAACCTTCTTAAGGTTACGTGCAATCTTCTTCCAGTCAGTGCCCTTACGAACTAGTTCTGCAACATCACCTTGTGCATCCAGGCTAGCCCAGATACGCAACTTAGGAAACTTTTTCCAATACTCGATTAGATTCTTATCCTTGTATTTTAAAACACTAAAGTTTGTTGTGTATGTTAATTCAATTTGTTCGTTCAGGCCGTTTTCAATCCAGTAGTCTAAGCACTCGTAATGTTCTGGTGTAATAATAACTTCACCGCCAGCAAAGTAAACTTCTTGCACATCCTTCAAGTATGGCTTTAACTTGGCAAGAAATGTTTGATCCTCATTGTTGTTGATAATAACTTTAGGATAGTAATATTTTTCAAAGTGTTCTTTACCTTTGATATTAACAATCTCTTGAGACCATTGACTGGAGCAACCCGGCCCACAAGTTCTGCACTTCATGTTGCACAAATTGCTGAATCGAATGTCCATATATTTTAGTTGGAATTCTTTAAGCCCGCCGTCTTTCTTAGTGTCCTTAATAATATCCACATACTCCATACCACGACGTTTGTTATGGCTTTGACGCATAGTCCATGTGCCTAATTTTTCAATTTCATAGCAACGATTACATGCTTCAACTGGCTCGTCGTTTAACATAGCCAAACGCATTTTCTTGTAGTCTTCGGAGTTCATCATCTGTATAATAGACTCATCGCTTTTAACCTGTGATACTGGCTTAGAGCTATCTGCAACACAGCAAGGCATTACCTTACCATCGGGCCATGCATGAAAATGAATCCAGGGCAATACACAAAAGTGTTTACCTGTTTTAATTAGATTTTCAACTTCTGCTTTTTTCATGATTACTCCGTTAATGTTTGTAGTTTATTTAATTCAGGAAACGTTTGGTAAAAACTTTCTTGCCTAATTCTATCGATAGATAACGTATGTTTAAAGAATGTATCTTTATTTTCCTGCCAAGTGTTTGATTCATTGGCAAAGTTCACAGCATCTCGAACTAACCGTGCAACAGTTGGATACTTTTCTTGCCGGCGGCTTATGAATTCATTAGCTCGAGCTTCTGCTTCTTTTTTGTATTCTGTAGGCAAGCTCTTAGCAGAATAGTAACTAGGATGCACTGCTAGATACAGACTGTTATACCAATCATTCTCTCTAACTAAGTTTTTGGATATTAGATAATCAAAGAACTCACCGATAGTCATATAATTGAATATGCTAAACACTGTATTAATTTGAAAATGCACATAATCTAATTTCCTAAACTCCTGTAGATTATTTTCTACTTTTTCCCAATCGGTGCCATGTCGTAACCATTCTGCTCTTGCACCATAATGATCTAAACTGCAACTTAGTTCGACCTTTTTAAAATGTTTCCACAGGTCCAATAGATCGTAGTCCTTGTATTTGATATTACTGGCATTTGTATTGTAGCGTAACGTAATATCAGTTCTGCCCTTACGAATCATCTCTTCTAAAATAACATAGTGCTCGTCTGTAATTAATGGTTCACCGCCTGCAAAGTATGCAAGATCAATGTGTTCCACTTGATCCAATACTTCCTGTAATAAGTTACCTTTTTCATCTGCATGAATAATGATTGGATGATTCTTATCGTGATGTTTACGCATTTCTGCACCCCATTGGCTGCTAAACTCACTGCCACATGTCCTGCATTTAAAATTACAGATATTGCTAAATCGAATATCAAAGTAACGCATTTTAAAATCATCTACTGTGCCATCTTCTTTCGTAGTAGGCACTATTTCATCAAAGTGGTTTGCAAAGTGCTCTTTACTGTAATTTCTAAAACTATAAGGACCGGCTTGTTCATGCTTATAACAAAACTCACATATTTTACTAGGAGTATCGTTTAACATGTTCAATCTAATCTGTTTCATTTGCGGATTATTAAATGCATCTTTCAATGACGTGTTTTTAGTATTGCCAAACGGTTCAGTATAGTTATTGCTACAACAAGGATAGATATCACCTTTGGGAGTTACATTAAGATGCACCCAAGGGAACATACAAAACACTTTGCTTTCGTTTAATAAATGATCTTTATTCATAATCCAATAATCCTGCTAATTCAGGGAATGTTTTTTCAAAGTCCTCACCTCGTATTCTATCAATTCGATTGACTTCAAGTTTAAATGTTTCTTTATACTGATCCCAGGTGTTTTCAGAATAGATCCAACGCAACAGCTCAATAACACTTTTTATCGCAGACTCTGAATAATTTCGAACATGCATGTTGCCTGCAAGTTTACTAATTTCTTCTATTGCTCGCTCTTTATATTCTCTAGGTAATATTAATCCGCTAAACTCGGGAGGAGTGATCATTGGAAATATTGTGTTAGTATTATCTGTAGGAGTATACAAATTGGTTTTGTATAGATACTCGTAAAATTCATTTAAAGACAGTATGTTAAATACACTAACAACTGTATTAATTTGCAGGTTAATGTTTGGTGCAGCCTTTAACACTTTAAAATTATTTTCAACTACTGACCAATCAGTGCCGTGTCTAATATATTCTGCTTTTTTTCCATAATGATCAATACTAGCATATACATCAATATTATCAAAATGCTTCCACAATGACATTAGGTCTTTGTTTTTAAATTTTAAATTACTAATATTGGTGCTGTATCTAATAGTGATATCTGTTTTCTTTTGTCGAATCATTTCTTCTAGTATAAGATAATGCTCTTCGGTAATAAGTGGTTCACCGCCGGCAAAATATACATGTCCGAAGTAGGGCACATGTTTTTTAATATCGTCTATTAGTGCATTACTATTATTTTTTGATATACGACGATCTTGAATAATATTTTCTTTTATATCTTCTTGTTCCCATTGACTGCTAAAATCAGCATTACAGGTTCTACATTTGAAATTACAAATATTATTAAATCTTATATCAAAATAATACATCTTAAAATCATGTAGTGTTCCGTCGACATCTGTGTTGGCAATTAACTCAGATACTTTATCATCGTAATTGATTTTAGAGTTTTCAAAATAAGATTCTAACGTAGCTTTGGCATTATCTCTGGGACTTGATCCTGTTAGACGTTCATGATGATAGCATCGACTGCATAAAGGGTTTTCTACACCTTTAAGCATGTCAATCCTTAACTTCTTCATAGCTGGGGCATTAACTAATTCTTCTATTGACATAGAATTAGAGTTGCCTATTAGATATGCAGGATCTGCAACACAGCAGGGTAATGCTTCCCCTGTCGGAGCGGTATAAACATGCACCCAGGGCAGGATGCAAAATGTTTTTTTATTCATTACCACCTTTGTAGAAATTTTTCATTTCGGGAAATGTTGCAAGAAAGTCTGTGCCTCTTCTTAGGTCTAATTCTGTAAACCAATTGTAAAAATCTTTTCTACCTTGTTCAATACGGTCTGCATCGTAAACTGTGTTTCTCATATAATCAACAACTCTACGGAATTTTTCGTATTCCATTTCAGTGAATTTATCTGCTGCTTCGTTGTCTACATTTTGCTTCATGAACTCTAGTGATTCTTCCATATATGGCATGAACTCATCTTTAGGAAGAATATTCATATCATACTGTAATGGCTCTTTCAAATAGGGTGTATCAAACCTCACACGATGTTCTTTCAAATGTGGATACCATCCATATTTTTTGCGCCACTCTAAGATTTTTTCTAAGAGACCTTTAAAAGTTGTTACACTTAAAATATTAAACGTAATCATAAAACTAATAGGATGTCCGGTGCCTATTAGATAAGCATCTAAGTTTCTTTCCCAAGTTTTTAAATCTAATCCTGTGCGAATATACTCTGCTCGAGGTCCCCAAGTATCAATACTGGTAAACAATTTAAATCTACGGATGTGTTCTTTTTCTAATAAGAAATTAACGTTGTCGATGAGCTTGTCAACTAGTCCAGGTTTGCATCCCAGGTTACTGTTTAGATTTAATTCCATATGCGGCATGGGTTCTTGTTTAAGACTTTCGAGAAGTTTCCATGTGCTCTTGTGCATCAACGGCTCGCCACCTGTAATACGAAGAATGTTTAAAGTCTTACGCACCTCTGGCCACCAGGCCCACCATGCATCAACATAGGGATTTTCTTCTTCTCGTTCATATATCTTTAACCAGTCAATATCACACCTGTGATTTACCACAGATTCTACAGGACCGTAGCTTTTTATTTCATTGTAAAAACGACTGCTGGCTTTAGGATGACAATAGCCGCACTTAAAGTTGCACTCGTTGCCAAAACTAATCTCTATGTATTCGGGATTAATGTTTTGGTCCCAAGGTCCCTTAACAGCCTGATTATATCGTTCTTCAGTCATGATACTGGCAGTTCTAATATGTCTATCACTAACATAATTTTCGCCCATGTTTTCGATATTCCAACAATACTGGCATCCTTCTGTTTGAATACCTTCTAACATTTCTTTGCGTTCTTGTTTCTTATGGTTAGTATTGTGTAGGGCGCTAGGGTTCTGTTTAATTTCTGCAAGAGGCACAGTATGAGGAGCAGGATGATAACAACTGTGTGTTTCTCCTGTTTGCAAATATAGTGTTGTATGATGCCACTTGGCCAAACAAAAGGTCGGGCTGACCTCGTTCATTATAGGTATAATCTTTTTAATTCTATCGATGTCGCCGGTGGTCATTATAATCCCCTGTGTTTGTTGTATTGTTCTTTTAGCCAGCTGTCGTTGTTAATTTGCAGAAGGACATCATATTGTAGCATATATTGCTTGGTAAATGCTACCGCTTGATCAGCCGCATCTAATGCAGTGATGCCATAGTTTCGAGTTTCTCCAACATTTAACCATTTGCTCAATCGATCTGCGCTTTCAACATCTTTCGGGTTGTTAAGTGTATGATAGGACAGTTTAACACACTCACGAAATGCACTACGCCAAGTAGAATAATCATCTGTGTTAAAATTAGTGTAATTGCTAGTCTCCGGCATAATCTTTATTTTTCTAGACACGGTAGTGGACATGTCTAATTTAGTCCACTTTCTAGCACGAAGTAACTTCTTCTTAGAAAATAACTTTACGCCGCCATATCCATACACTAGATCATTAATAGGATTAATAGAGCACCAAATGTATGTGCAATCTCTATCAAAGATGCTAGGTTGAAAGTCAAACTTCCAACCGTCTAACAAGTATGCATCTCCGTCAACTACATAGAACATATCAGTAGTGGCTAGTTTTGCCGCTGCCTTGTGTGCTTGGAAGATTCCTTTTACACCAGTAACTCGTTTTGCATATGGTGCTTTTTCTAATACTCGTTTCCAATTACGATCAGCATCTGGTTCGTTGTAACTGATAAACACAACATCTAGCTCAGATGGAATCTCGGGAACAACAATCCCCATTTCCTTTTCTCCGATAGGTTTTATCGTGCTAGACATTCGTGCTGCCCAAATCTTATTGCCTCGATCATCCAGTTTGTCTAGATACCAAACATGCATGTATTGTCTATCATAGTATGGAATCGTATAATCAACCTTAATTTGCAAATTCTTTAATTCTGGATTATACTCAATGATCCCCATGGGAGTAATTGATCCTCTTTCTTTCCATCCTTCGGTTCGAGCGACAACAGAGGCCTTGACTGCCCAAATATCTGCACCGTTGCTGTATTCTTTGTCCAGTTTCCATACTTGTTCAAACTCGAAATCATGATAAGGAATCGCATAACTGTCTATGTTGAAATTGTATCCATCAAGAGATTTGTTTACTATTAATGTAACCTTGGGGCTTACATCGTCTACAATTTTTACTCCCCGTGTGTTTTCAGAGCAGGTAATTTTAAATGCCCAAATATCTTCTTCTCCGTTTTGCAAGTGTTTACGATCTAACATCCACACATGCTCAAAGCCTAGATCGTGCCAGGGAATAACATAACTAACATCAAATTCCATTTCAGGTAAATGAGGGTTGTATTCTACTTTATATCCGGGAGTGATTGCACCTAACCACTTCCATGCTTTAGGCTTGCGCCACCTCGGGGTGAACTTCAATGCCCATAGTTGTTTGTCTGATCCGTGCATAGAATCTAACTCATATGCACACTCGTGTGGGATGTCGTAGAATGCAGGGACACAGTCGTTAATATCAATCAACAGTTCAGGAAGGTGCGGATTGAATTGTATATCAACCTGTGGGATAACATATCCCATATCTTTAGTGCCTTTAACTTCTCTATCAACAGGGTGACAACTGAATGCCCAAACTTTATCAGGTAAAGGATTAAATCTAGTATCAACATACCATACTAATTTGTAATCAAATTCCCAAGGAGATGGCTCAAAGTTTTGAAATAAATCTTCTTCAAAAGTCATTCCAGCATCTAACTCGGGATTCTTGCTCCACACCAGCTCAGGCAACTGTGTATTGAATTCTATATCAACTTCTGGAATAACATATCCCATATCCTTAGTGCCTTTGATCATTGTTCCCACTGATTGGCAGCTAAATGCCCATACTTTATCATCGATGGGATTATAATCGGGGTCAATATACCAAATTAGTTTATAATCAAATTCCCAAGGTGTTGGTTCAAATTTACCAAATATATCTTTTTCAAAAGTCACACTCTCGTCTAGTTCAGGATTTCTAGTCCACACTAGTTCGGACTTTTTAATTTCAACAGTAACATAA